TGTCCGTTTAGTTTTTCTTGCAACCTGCAGAAGTGTTCAAAGATCCATGGTATAGGGACCTCATTGATATGACATACCAGGTTCTTGGTTGCAAACATGGTTTTTACTTTTTATCATCATTAGCCAAATACGCAATAACTGGTACTGAGCATAGTATGACTATTATAAATACTAAAAGGATTATTTCTTCTGATTTCATAGGTCAGGGGGTTAGATAAGAAAAACACGGGGAAGGTTTCCCTTCCCCTGTGCTTTCCTAGTAAACAACAAACAAACTATTACATTTCAAAGTCATTGGCAGGCTCAAAGCTGGAGACCGGCTTAGTCTGCAAAGGCTTATAGTGATACACGTTAGACTTGTCAAACTTGTCCAGCTTGTTCTCGTCTGCAGAGCAGAACTTATACTTAGGCAGGGACAGTTTGATGATTGTCTTACCGTTGTACTCTTCTTCTGTACCTTTCAGGAAGAAGTAAGCATTAGTACCTTTTAGCAGGTTGATAACCTTCTCAGCCCACTCCTCAATGCTGTTGGCGGAAATACCATCCAGTTCTTTACGCTTACCCATCTGGTCAGCAATGACTGTCAGCTTACCAATAATTTCGTTCTTGGTAACACTGTTCTCGTTAAACTGATCTGTCCAGATTGTTGCGGATACACGTGAACTCTGACCACGGAATTTAGGACCTTCCGGATCATTACGGTCTACTGGCCAGCCTTCAAAGTTGGTCAGAGCAGGAGTTTCCAGAATCAGCTCTAGGACTTTTTTGTCCCCCTTACTTGACGTGCGTACACTACCGCTGTAGATATGAGCATATACTACACCTGGCTGCAGGCTTTTCATTACTCCACCTTCACTCTTTACTTCTTGTCCTTTTGTGTTAAACATGTTTGATAAAAATTAAATTGTTAGAAAAAATTAAGATTAGTTTTCGTAAGCCTGGATAGCTTTGCTGACCAGTTTTAGATCATTAGCTATTTCAAAGGAGCTAAACATACCCTTTGGTGATTTACAGGTATTCTCACCGTTGTTCTGGGTTTCAAATACATACCGTATTACACTGTCTTTAGGGTCTTTTTTCACTTTGCCAAACAGTACAATACTGAACAGACCTTCAAGAGAAAGCTTCTCATCTACCATCTTACCGATAGTTTTAGCTTTTGTCTTGCGTCTGCCTTCAGCATCTGTTGTTTCTTCTGAGTGGGTCAGAAAGAAAACAGTCAGATCATCTCTGAGGTCTTTAGGCATGCGTGCAATACGGGCCAGGTTAGCACCGATCTGGGTAAACTTCTCGTAGCCTTTCTCGTCTACACGCTCAAAGAACTCAAATGAGCTCATGTACTGGAAGTCATCTATAACGATGTTCTTGATCTCAGGACGCTTGGCATTAATATAGGCCATACAAGCTTCAATATTAGCAGCCGTAGAACCATTGTACAAGTTTCCTGAAGGGTTATCTTTAGACCAGGCTATGTACTTTTTACGCCAGCCTTTGAATGGCAGAGGCTTGTTAGCCACGTTGATAATAAACGTTTCTTTTGGGTCCAGATTTTCTATACTGGTTGACTTGCCGGATCCCGGATCAGCAATGATTAATACACCTTGTGCCATAAGTTATGTTGGATTTATTTAGTTTTTGTAATGAGTTCGTTCAGCCAAGCTCTCTTGCTTACCGGTCTGCCGGTATGGATGGCCACATAATCCCGGATGGTCATTTCCGCATAGGGAGCATCTTCAATAGGAGCAGGGGCCTTATAAGTAGAAATCGGCTTGGTACTGATCTTTTCTGTAAGGATGGCATCCGGACCTGATACGGCCAGGGATGTCATGTTAACGGTACGCAGTTCTTCCAGCGGTACCAGGTAGGATCCTTTGGAGTTCATCTCATACTCCTGGTCAAAGGACTCATTATAGGGAAGCCTGTAAATGGTCCTTTCTTTATCAATGGGCTCCAGTTCTCTGTCAATGAGTTCAAAGTAAAACCCTTTAGGTCTTTTAAACTCAGAGGCAAAAATACCTACCACGTTACGTCCGTGCCGGTCATAGAACGGCATCTTGACATTAAAGTCACTGGGGATAATCTCCAGGTCACGGATCAGCTCAGCGTGGTACTGTCTGAAACCTTCAACTTTTCTCTGCTTTTCTTCTTTTGTGAGTTCTGTAGTTCTGAAAGTTGTGTTCATAAAATAGTTATTAGTTATAGTTCTTTTCCGATTTCTGCTGATACAAACCTGGATGTAGTGCCTGCCCGTTCACTACGTCTGACAAACGCTCCTTCAGGACGGTGAGCCAGAGGTTCAGGTACTTCTACCAGACGCTGACGTTCTCCATCCATACGTAAGAACATGAGATTATCATCATCCTTACCGTTACGGACCTTTAGTAAATGCATGAATACATCTTCATCTTTACAGTCATAAGCATAAGGACCGTAAGACTTGATGTCTGACTTAGAGGGACGGTTGATGACTATCACCATGTCTGAACCCTGCATGAGGGCATCACCACCAAAGATGTCTGAGCTGGTAGGATAGTTGGCAATAGAGGATGGGATCCTGCGGCTGGCTTCATCTATGTTACGGTTCAGCTGGGTGATCATGATGATAATAACCGGAATACGGTTCTTGAGTTTCATGAGCATCTCAGTAGTGTTATAGATAGTAGCAATCTTCTCCTTTTCCTCTATCCGTTTCTTGATCAGCCAGGAGTGGTCAATGGTTACAATCATGGGCTTGGAACCATACTCCACGTAAGCTTCCATGATGGCTGTTTCCATTTCTGTATGGGTCAGATGTTCAGTAATGACCTCATGTATAAAACCGGCTTTTTCCAGGTTTTTCTTTTCCTGGATATAGTCCGTAATGCTTTTTACTGTGAGATCATCAACCGGCTTATATGCAGATAGGATCTTCTCATAGGAAGTTCCTGTCCTGCCTACAAACTGCCGGGTGCCATATTGTTCATCACCCATTTCAAACTGCAGTTCCAGGATATTAAACTCCTGTCCTGGGTTAAGACTACGGGCTTCCCGTACCAGCTGGCTGACCATCATGGTCTTACCTGCACCGGGCCTGGCTCCTATAGTCAGTATGCTACCCCATTCCAGACCGTTAATACCCCGTTTATTTAAGCCTGTCCAGGGTGTCAGCAGGGATTTAATTACTCCAGACCTGCGGTACTCTACATACCGCTGGGCTTTTTCTAGTACCTGGACAATGCTACGCCTGTTATGCTTTTTCTGCATGGGCTTCTTCTGCATAAGATGTGTCACTTTTACTGAAGATTCGGGATATTACTTTTGATGATACTTCTGCAGCATCATCAAAACCTTTTTCATATCCCTGTTGGTACAGGTCATCATTATATATCTTTCGGATAATACCGCTAAGGATCTCATAGTTAATGATCCTCATGCTTTTTGACTCATCCCTCTCAGGGAAAGCCACAGGCAGGGAGTCAAAGATTTCCCTGACATTTTGCATTACGTCATTGTTCATTGTTGTCTTGTAGGTTGAGGCTTGAAAGAGTAAAACTATAGAACTTGTAGGAAAAAACCAATACAAGCTCTACAATAAAATATCTTACAAAGCTGAGTTCTATAATAAAATTGCTGATTATGAAATAGTTCAGCAACGTAAAAAGTACAGCCAGTCCAATCTTCTGGACAGCTTTGTGAAAGTCTGTCATTGAGTAGTTTGATTATCTGATGTTGTTGAGAAAATCCGGGTTGTCTATCAGGATCTGACAGTAATCTGCCAGGGCTGAACGGAAGGTTTTATTTCCCTGGTCAGCCTTCTTGATAAAGTAACTGGAGGTAGCCATGTACATGTAGTTTTCTTTCTTCTTCTCGTACACGTACACATCTGTGGCATCCAGGACCATGTTCCAGTCATACTCAGGATAAGTCTTGAAAAACCAGATGAACTTGTCCTTGAGTTCCTGGGGAGATTGCCTGGCCAGCTGCCCTGAAGGGAGCTTCTGGGCCGGGAAAATACTCAGGTATTCTTTGATCCTGTCCATGAAGCCTTCTCCCAGTACACTGGTGGCTACTTTTTTCTTGGTCTTGACCAGGTAAGTTTCAAATTCATCCAGTATTTCCAGAGCTTTAGGGGTTAAAACACCCTCATCTGTAAGGTATCCTTTAGCCTTGGCTATGTTAGCCTCAGCCTGCTCGTTGACTAGGCTGCCGACCCGGATCTTATACCGGCAACAGTCCAGGAAATAGACCTGGTTGGGCGTAATGCCGTGTCTGATCAAGGTGCTCCACAATTGATGGCTCATAAGGGTAATAGGTTTGGATATGGTCAGTTATTTCTTGGTACTTTTTTCTGAATAAGGGGTCAGTTTCTATGAGGTTACGAAACTGTTTTATGTAGTATAACATCACCGTTCTGTCTTTCTTAAGATACTGGGCTACTTCCGGCAGATAATGGTTCATTTGATTAGCCAGGTGTACGTAAATAATGCGGATTTCCACCAGGGACCGGTTCCTGTCACGACTGTTTAGCCGGGCAGGTTTGTTGAAGATCATGGGCAGGAATGGCGTAACCATATCCTCCAGGGCCTCCAAGCTCATTGAAGCTTGTCTAGTCATAAATCTATAAAGTTTAGAGTGTAAATGTATATAAAGTCTACAAAATAACCTATATTATATTGTAGACTATGTAGAAGGTCTACATATCAAAGGTTTATCAACTTACTTTAAACACCATGGCCAAATTTTACGCCCAGAAAGACGCTCTTGGTTACCCGATTCCGGGTACTATGATGAGTGCTGATAAGGTACCTGCAACATCCATTGAGATCCCGGCTGAAGACGTTGTCTCCAGTAAGGTTCATCCTGAGAAGCTGAGGTATTTTGTCCGTAAGGATAAGAGCGGGAAGATTATTCCCAACAGTCTTATCATCAGCCTCAAGAAGCCAGCAGGATCTGTTTACGAATTCAAGCTTGCTTAAAACTTGAAGCTATGTCTGCAGGAGTGGAGAAGATAAAAGCCTGGATGTTTCCGGCTCTTATTACCGTTCTGGCCACGATGCTGTGGTATGATATACGGGAGATTAAAACAGATGTCAAGGCTCTGATAGCCCAGACAAACATTGACAAGACCCGTATAGATAACCTGGAAAGGGAGGTTTTTGAGTACCACCGTAATAAGCCGGTGAGTAACAATGAAAAACCTGCCGATCCTGTAAGTAAGTATTTAGTTTTTGTACGTCCTGAAGATTATTATCAAAAGAAGTTCTTTAGGGCCAGTATTTCCTCCAACCACTAACCTCTTGTTTTATGAATTTTAAATCCTGGGTCATTGAGCTCTTTAAAGACGAGCGTGGCTCTACCTCTATAAAGCCTGTAGTTGCCGCTATGGGCAGTTTGTTTCTGTGTATTACCATGATGGTAAACAGTTTCTCCCATGGAGATATCAAGCCGTCTGACGGCCTGGTAGAGGCTGTTATGATTATCACCTGTTTGGGCATGGGTGCTGACTCTATTGATAAGTTCAGCAAAAAGTCCAAGGATGAGCCTGCAGCATAATGACATGAAACTATTGACCAGACTTGTTTTAGCCCTACTGATCATTCTTATAGGGTTTGCCGGTGTACGGTCATGTGATAGTGGAATATTTAGCAAGCCCCAAATAGATACTGTCAGGGTGGTAGACACCATCTGGCAGAAAAAAGACAGTGTTATTGTCAAGAAGATTAAAGTAAAGGAAGTCATACATGATACGGTAGAGTTAACAAACTACCAGCCTCATGCAGACTATGACAGTCTTAAAGCTCAATACCTGGCCCTGGCTGGTCTTTTTACCAATAAGAACATATACCAGGACAGCCTGCAGATCCCTGAAATAAAGGGATTGATTATCATCAAAGATACCCTGCAGAAAAACCTGGTCCTGGGTCGGGGGTTTGACATCAGTTATTCCCTGCCTACTGTCAAGGAGACCTTGACTATTACCAAGACCAATCCGCCCAAGAGGATGCTTTTTGTGGGTGCAGGTACAACTCTTACGGTTAGTCAGCCTCAGATCAATCTCGGCTTGATGTACAAAGACCGTAAAAACCGTATGTACGGTGGGTTTGCAGTTGTGGACCCGGTAGCCAAGCAGGTTACCTACGGAGTCCAGGCTTACTGGAAACTTTTCTAACTAACCATACTGACCTATGAAACTTGAAGTATTAAAGGGACATGTCCCTGATACCGTCATTGCTGAAATTCCCCTCATTGCAGAGAAATACGCTATTAACACACCTCTTCGTCTGGCTCATTTTCTGGCACAGGCCGGTCATGAGTCCGGTGGTTTTAAGGCAGTCAGGGAGAACCTGAACTACTCCGCTGAAGGACTGAATAAGATCTTTCCTAAATATTTTCCTACAGTAGAAGCTGCCAAGGCTTATGCCCGCAATCCTGAAAAGATTGCCAATAAAGTATATGGTGGACGTATGGGTAATGGGGATGAAGCTTCTGGAGATGGTTTTGCTTTCCGTGGCCGGGGTTATATCCAGCTAACTGGGAAGTTAAACTATACGGCTTTTGATGCAGCTGTACCAGAAGATATCCTGAAAAATCCTGACCTGGTTGCTACCAAGTATCCGTTGCTTTCTGCAGGCTGGTTCTGGGGTAAGAATAATCTGAATGCCCTGGCAGACAAGGGTGCTCTTCCTGGAGATGTTACAGCCATTACCAAACGTGTAAATGGAGGTACTATAGGCCTGGCCGACCGCCAGAAGCATTTTAATGAATACTACAACCTGTTAAAGATCGCTTGATATGCCAGCACCTAAAAAGAAATCCCCTGTAAAGCAGGATATGTCCAATAAAGTGGTGCCTTTTGTAGGATCCTTGGTGATCATAGGTTTTGCTATAGCCATTTTCTTCATGCTGATGAGTACGGAAATGCCCCAGAGTAACCGGGAGCTCCTGATCTCATTTGTATCTGTCATATTTGGATCTATGGCAGGTTCTATTAAAAAGATTACAGGAGACAGTTAACAACTAATACTATGAGAACAAAAGAAATTATACTGATTGCCGTATCTGTGATATGCCTGATGGTATTTACGCTGTTCTTGTTTGATTACTATATCCGGACAGAAGAAACAAAAGTGCTTATCAAGAATGTATACTATGATTCTTTGCTTTTAGAAGAACAAAAACTGCTGAAAGAAAAGGATAGTATCATACTCGGTGATGAAAAAATTATAAACAGCCGCCTTAATAATCATGAGGTTAGGATAAAGAAACTAGAACATACAGAGAGTAAATAGAATGGCAAAGAAAACAAAATCAGCTATTGGTCAGATTGTCGGAAAGATTTCTTTCGGCAAGCGTAGACCAGGTAAGCATGCCAAAACCCGTGGTCCAAAGGACAAACAGGTTAAGGCATACCAGGGACAGGGAAGATAATTACTTTATCCTCCAGACTCTTCTGCAACCGTCAAGCTGTAAGCGGGTTGTAATACTGAAACCAGGCTTATACCTTGCATACATCTTAGCTGCATAATGCAGTGTGTTAGGATTTTTTGAGCCTGGATCTTTAACCGGAATTAAAAAACTGTCTCCCACATTCATCAAGGCAAAAGGAAACTGCATCTGAGAAAAAGTCTGTCTCATGGTAGTGATCATAACTCCTTTTTCTACAGCATACTTATAGGTCTTTTCTCTCAAAGCTTTGTCATCTGGTATGGGCTGATTCTTTTTCTGAGGAGCTGCTACTGTTTTCTTAACCTGTTTTTTCGTGCTCATGACTTGTTAAATATTAGGTTTTAAGGTGCAGTAAAGTACAAAAAGTCAGGGTTATTATACCCTGACTTTTTTATTGAACAGTAATATAGTAACCAATCAGTTACTTAACTGTGTTACCTGCAGTATCTACTTTGTAGATTTTTTCTCCGTCAAACACAACTATTTGCCCGTTTTCAGAGTAGTTTTTTACCACATCTTTGGTAAAATGATTAAACCTGGATCCTTTTACTCCAATGAAGAATGCTTTTTCGGAGTAAATATTACAGTGATCCTCAGCATCTGTCAGTACAATGGCATTGGACGGCTTACTGTTTATGGAGAACAGTACGTTATTTAGACTAGTACCACCATTTCCACCAATCATGGAGATGCTGATGATGTCAGACTTGTACTTTTTTACCCTGGTGTCAAACAGATAGACTTCATTAAGAAGATCCAATTCTTTCATTTTGGCCGTAATAGACTTGGCAAACTGTATTTTGGTCAGCTCTCTACCTTCCAGGTCTCTAACACCACAGTATTCATTCATAGATCCTGAAACATCAATATAGATGTCTATCTTACCAATAGACTTTGTGTCTTTTACCGTGAGGTCCTCAGCAAAAATCTTCCTGAGCTTGGGATGTAACAGGACAAAATCCTCCAGTCCAGCAATATTGTCTGAGTTGAACAGATCTTCTTCCGTAGTAGTTTTCTTGGAAGAGAAATAAGAAACACTTTTGTCAAGCAGTTTCTTGATCTTTTCTTTCAAAGAACCCATGTTAAGCCTCATCTTGCTGATATCTGCCGTTACTTTTTTGATAAAGTCAGTATCTAGTTTAGATGCCATGCTTTCCCCACTGGAATCTTTTCTGTCAGCCTCATCAAAAAGCTGTTCCTGGACTTCCTGGTCAAGAGCATCGTCCAGCTGTTTACAGGTATCCTGGGCATCCTGCATAAGGCGTTCCATCATGGATTTACCCCTTTTGTCATCAAACATCTTGCTCAGGTTCTCATCCTGATCGTCAAACTCATTGGATCCATTCAGGCTTTGCTTAATGTCTTCTGATGTATTGGGATCTACATAATCCATTTCAGTCAGCCGCATGAGATAGTACATCATCATGTTGCGGGCAAAGATGGCGGACTTAAGATTGGATCCTTCAGTCATGATCTTAGCTACAGGATTATTGGCATGCTCCAGGAACTTGTACCTGACCTTGTTATTGTCTGTACGTTCCTCAAACTCCAGCTTATCCATCTTGTTATAGAATAGCTTGAACACATCATATTTCAAATGTTCAGGCATGTTCTTGTAGTTTTCCCTGAGTTTATTTCCAAAAGCTTTCAGATCAGGTTTTTTGGTATCATCTAGGCTTTTAAACGAGGTAGTTTTTATAAAATGACTAAACTCTGATTGGACATTCTGGTCATTACAGATATACCTGTCTACAATCTCATCAATTTTATCCTGGTCTATGTAATGGATATAGGGCTTAATCAGGTCAGGCTTTTTGTAAAAGTTCAGTTTTCCGAATAAGCCCTGCTGATCTTTGTAATGAGAGTCAATCTGACCTTTCTTTACTTTTTCTAATATCGTATAGACATTTTTGTACTTGGTCATACCAGTCTAGATAGGTTTTTAAGTTTGGGTTTATAAGGTTCCCAATAGTCAGTTTCCGGATTCTTAGAAGCTTTAAACCTTTCTTTTACATAAGAAATAGTTTTATCCGGGGTTATCCTGACCAGCCCTGCCTGAGAAAACTCAGTCACAATGTTACGGACCTTGTCTTTCTTGATACCGGTTAGTTCAACCAGGGCATCCAGGTTTGTATTTTCTACAGACAATAGAGCATCAAGGACTTTTTCTTGGTTTTTTCCTAGTGTTATCATAGGGATAATAAAAAGAGTACGGGTGTTACCCCGTACTCTGGATTAAACATAAACTTTAAAACGGACTGTCTACAGCAGCATTCATTTTCTCAAATGCTTCTGCATCATTGACAGTTTTTCTGGCCGGGTGGTTAGCCAGGACATACTGCATGGACAGCTCAATCTCTTCCACCTGTGTTACATCCATGATGCCACGGGAAGTATAGGTGTTAATCAGGCTCTCAATCTCTGCAATGGCCAGCTCAAGCTGTTCGTTGGTAGTGTAGCTCTGCAGCATTTCTACCTTAGACATTACAGCCTTAATCTCTGGACTCATCAGCTTGTTCTGCAGTTCAGAACCGGCTGTTTGAGAGATCATGATCTGGGCAGTCTTGACCAGGGCTTTGTCTACGCTGATATCCCATATGTAAGACACCGCTTTGGTAAGCTTGGGTACAAAGGTCAGTGTACGGTCTGAACTGCTCTGGTAACCGACTTCCAGATACTTTTCCAGCTTGTTAGCCGGTACCTCTACCTGCTCAATCTCAGCCTGTGTAGGTACATTGATCTGGAATTTCTCCCGGTAGTTACGGGCTCCCTTGGTGTAATACTTTACCATCTCACCCGCAGATACACGGTTTACGGTTTGCTTGAGCATAAAACGATCCCAGAAAGGAGAGTTCTGCTCGTCTTTGGGGATCTCGTTACAGGTAGCAATAAAAAGCTTCCACTTACAGGGGATCTTATGCTTGCCGTTAAACAGGAACCGCTCGTTCATAACACCCAACATGGCATTACGGATAGCTGAACTAGCCTTATCTACCTCGTTGATGATGATGATCTCAGCATCTGCAATGGGAGCATTGAGCTCATACTTGTTTTCTGTGAACAATACACCCAAATCAGGCATGCCCTTGATTTCTGATGCTTTAGTACCTTCATCAGTTTCCAGGATATATACTTTGTTGGCAAAGTCCTGAGGGGTCATCTTTCCGTCACGGTTCAGCCAGGCTTTGGCATACTCCAGGACAGTTTTAGTTTTGGCTACACCGGGTGCACCAATTAGTAAACAAGGGAGCTGGGTGGACTCTGCCAGGGCCAACATCTTGAATGTTTCTTCTTTGTTGATCAGTGAAGTTTCTATGGTACGAACTTCCTGAGTAGTTTTTTTAGTCAAGTTCTTGATTTTAGACATGTCAATAATAGGGTTACTTACAACAGGGTTACTGGATATTGGAGGTGGCTGACTTGAAGCCTGGGCTGCAAGAGGTGTATAGGCCAATGGGTTTGTACTCTTTACGTTACCAGAGTACGGTACCCATCGTTGTATACCTGCAGCGTTAGCTTTAACCTGCCAGAGATTGCCGTTATTCCCTGTCCTTACGGTACCTACAGGGAATAACGTAGCACTGGCTGTTGGACTAGGTCTTAGTCCACTCATTAGAGGTTGGCAAATGCTTCCAGTTCTTCGGAAACACTTGTTTTAGTTCTCAGATCAGCCATAGGTACGATGTCTGGTTCTGTTGTTTTTGTAGTCGTGTTCTTTGTGTCATCAATGACATTAAAGATCACAATATTGGTCTCTGCATCTTTCAGCAAAGGATGTTTACGGATAGCAGCAATCTGCTTTTCATTGGCTCCGTATTTTACTTCTATGGATCCATAACCCAGGTCATCTTTTTTGTTCCAGGTCAGGCCATTATTCAGGTCCTCAATAAGCTGAGTGACGTAGAGATCTACTTTTTTAACTGCCATATTTTACGGTTTATAGGGTTTTGATATTACCAATTGATTTTTTCTACAGAGCCTATAGTATTACTAAGGATCTTGTTTGTTTCATTGAATACGTCATTGCAGTCCCATGTTCCTCCTGTGTGAGCAGCAGAGGCCGGGTGAGCACATTTTAGTACATAATGATGGTCACTGATGTAGGACTCCAGTTCCTGGGCCTGCTTACCCATGAGGATAAACACCAGGCCAGTACGGGTCAGGTTCAGGGTATCCATCAGGTACATGATGAACTCATTCCAGATATGATAGTGGGATCCTACCTTATCTATCTGGCAAGTCAATGCTGTGTTAAGTAACAGTACTCCCTGGTTGGCCCAACGGGTTAGGTTAGGATCCTGATAAGTAGGAAAACCCTGGTGTACGGTATCCTCTATAGCCTGGAATATATGTCTTAAACTAGCCTGTGGTTTGCCGGTAATGGAACAACTAAATGCCATACCATCGGCTACGTTTAAATAAGGGTAGGGGTCTTGACCTACAAGGACTACTTTAAGCTTTTCTTCCGGGCACTGTTCAAATGCCTTGAATACATGTTTGAGAGGGGGAGTAAACCGTTTACCGGCATTACGTTCCTCCAGTAATTTGTCCAGGATTCGGTCAAAGTCAGAAGTCTGGATAAAACCTCTGAGTTTCTGAGCCCATCCGCTGGGTCCCAGTTTTTCTATAAGCTTGCATTTAATTTCTGCAAGGTCTACAGTATCTGTCATAAAAGATGTCTAAATTTGTATAAACAAGTACCTTATGCCAATTGTAAAAATGTTCAAGCAGGACGCTATTATCCCTATAGATGTAGGTCCTAATTTTGTCAGACGCATCCAGCAACTTTTGATCTTTATTACAGCTGACCTTCCCCAGGAAGAATTGGATAGCTTCTATGAGAAGGTCAAGAAAGGAGAACAAAAATTTGAAGAAGACTGGATGGAACATGTCTTTACATTAACCGTTTTATTAAGCAACATTGAGAATGTAGCAGAAAAAAATGGGATGACCTATGACCAGGTAGTACCTGATAAAGACACTCCTGAAGAGGTCACCCCAAGTGATAATTAACTTCTGTTCCGATATCTATAGCTGCCTGAATAGCCAGGGATAGTTCTTCTTTAGAACATTCTCCAAAGCTTTTGGCCAGAAAATATTCTTTACCGGATACTTCCCGGGAAATACACAATCCGGCCCTATCTTTAATCAGAAGCTTCATATTCTCTACAGACTCCCCAATATGCATGGCCAGCTCCTTGATCATTACATGGAGCTTGGCCAGCTGGGGTAGTGTTCCGTCATCATGGGTCTGTTCATAAAAGACCTCTACAATAGTTCGGTCCGGGATTCTAGACACAAACAGTTCAAACTGTTTAGCCTGGGCCATGGAGATAAACTCCAGTTTACCATCTTTCTTTATGTACTTACCGGTAAAGTGCTGACTCATCTTCTTGGCTTACATTGTGATA